GGCAGAGGAGACGACAGAGAAGGAGACGTTAGAGACGGCGGCCCCGGTCTCGACCTCGCCGAATGCCACCGGTTCGTCTACCGTCTCGCCGCCCAACTAGGTATATGGGACGTCGAATCATGGCTAAGTGATCCATGGGCCGGGTTGACATGGGAACAATTCGGACTATGGATTCAGTATTACACAGTAGAGCCGTTTGGCGAAGAGAGAGAGGACTACCGGATCGGAACTTTGATAGCATTAACGGCGAATATTAACCGTGATCCGAAGTCAAAACCCGATCCGTTCACACCTTACGATTTTATGCCATATATGAGACGGCCGGAAGCGCACGAGAGCGAGGAGGATATACACCATCGTCAATTGGAGAAGTGGGAAGCGTTCGTGATTGAATCAACGGCGGCAGCTATGGCGAGGTCGAAAAAGGTGATGTGAGTGTGATTAGGGGCGTCTTACTTCTAAAACCTCGATACGACCCCGGTACGTACGTACGGAATAAGAAAGGTGGTCGCATGGGTTGGCACGAAATCCTTTATAAGAGTTGTTTGGACATCGCCGCCGGCCGTCCCACAGACGAGCCCACAGGCGAAACCCTCATGCTCGACAGTGGCACGTCCAACTTTAAATGGATGTCTGCGGCGTGGTGGTATGGGTGGGCGCTGGCTAGTGGATCGTCCAGCAAACTCGCAGCCGCACAGGAGCGTGTCCTATCTCTCTACGCTGAGGAACGCCGTACGGGTCATCAATTACTAGAGCAGACCTGCCCATCCCCGCACGACAATTTCCATCGTATGGCCCATGCCGTTATACGCGCTCTAGTTGTAAAACAATCACAATACCTTACGTCTGTAAACCAGGCTCGCACGGGTGTTATCGGCGAGCAGAACGCCATATGGTGGGGATGGCGATTAGCTCTCGACCGCGCAGGGGCTACCCCAGACGGCCAGATCATCCTGCCCGGCTGTCGAGGCGACGGCGCGCCGCTGAGTCAAGTAGCGGATTCCATCTATCGCATGTGCATGGGACTGCCGCAGCGTGGGCCGGCCGCACGCGAACCATGGTGGCAAGATCCGGCGTACGGCGGCGGCGCTCCGTCGATACTGAGAGATCTAATGGGGCCGGGGCCGTGGAAGATAACCATTCCCGATCTGCCAAAGTTGCGGTTGAAGATGGAAGGGACACACTATAGCGGAGGATTCAAACTGAGTCTAGCAGGATCGCCCGAACGAACACCTATTATATCGGAAGTGTCTGTCCGTTTCAATGCGCCCGGACAGCACAGAATCGAATTCGTCAAGGATTGGGATGAGTCGACACGGGCGGTACTCTAGTGCCTACGTCGTTAACACCAGACTCGATAGCCAAACTCCACCGTGATTTTCTCGCGCGCGTGATAGCCGCTGTGGACGGTGAAGGAGATAATTTCCTAGCTGCTACACAAGCGGCGGTCCCTGTAATAACGGGTGCGTTGAAAGCGTCCGGCAAGAAGTCGGATGTCGTAGTGGACTCCGCTACCGGTTCGGTGTCCGTAACTGTCTCTTATGGCAATCCGTCCGCTCCGTACGCCGCATACGTCCACGAAATCCCAACCGGCCAGCATCCTAAATACGTGGAAGGTCCGTTGAACGAGCTATCACCCGGGCTAATGTCACGTATCGCTAGTAAGATTAAGTCGTAACAATCTGCCGACATCTATTACCATCTTACCACCTACCCCATGGACGTCGGCACCGCACAAGGCGCAATCGTAATAGACGATAAATTTTCGTCCGTCTTCGCCTCATTCCAATCCGGCACATCACAAATATTAAAATCCGTTTCCGATCTAGTTGCCAAGCTAGACGCGCTCCACACTCCCCAAGAGCGCACGAAAACGGATGCTGAAAAGGCCGAGGAAGCCCAGCGTAAGTCAGCGGTTACGATCAATACCGTAACCGAATCCTACCGTCGCCTAGTCTCACAGCTAGACCCTGTTGTCGCTGGCACTAAGAAATATGAAGACGCCCACCGCACGTTATCACAAGCAGTCGAACACGGCGTAATCTCACACCATCAATACGAATCTGCACTTGACAAAGCTAAAGAGAAGTTCCTCGCGGCCGGTGGCGGCGCATCACAATTTGAGCATTTACTCGGTAAAATCACTGAGCTAACCAGCGTAGCCGGCCCGGCCGCAAAAGAAGCCGCTGAGAAGATCGGCCTATTAGGCGAAAAAGCTGCTGGCGTCACTGAGCTAGTATCGTCGCTAGGACCGTTGACGCCTATACTATTAGCTGTGGCCGCCGCTGTGGCTGTAATAGGTGTCGCTTGGAAAGGATTTGAATTAGCGTCCGATTTCCTCAAAGAGGCTATTAAAGAGGGCGCCGAGTTTGAGCAAACCGTAGCCAAGTTGAATAACACACTTAAAGCTAACGGTTCAGCGTCCGGCCTATCCGCGCACGAAATACTGGAATTCGCCGAGTCATTATCCGTAGCGACGGCTAGACCTACAGCGGAAATTACCAAGGGTTTAGCTGTACTTACACAATTCCAAAAGATCGGTCATGATACGTTTGAGCGCGCGTCGAGGGATATTCTCGACTACGCACAACAGGTAGGCACCACACCCGAGGAAGCGTTTCAGAAATTCGGCCGTGCGCTCGAAGGTGGCCAGCGTGGATTACGTGCGCTTGAGGAAGTCGGCGGCGTATTCCGACAGTCACAAAAAGCTACTCTACGCCAAATGCTCGACAACGGCGACGTTATCGGGTATCAGACGTTACTACTCAAGATCCTAGAGGAGCACGTCAAAGGTGCCGCTGCTGCCTATGAAAAGACATTCAACGGTCAAGTAGCGCAAGCTAAAAATGTACTGATTGATCTCAAAGAAAGCATAGCTAACCAAGTCTTACCTGCGTTAGAGGATCTTGTTAATGATCTTGTTGGTTCTGTCGGCGGATGGGCGATAGTTCGTGCCGGTATTAAGGACCTCGGAAAAGACATCGGCGAGTTTATTCGTTCGGCGATATATCATATAGCTATATGGTACCACGAATGGGAAGAGCTAACCTGGCGCGTTAGTGCGAACGTTCAAGCTGCGTTCGGCACTCTTATCGGCGGTAGTCTAGACGGACTGGCTAAGCTGTTTGAATTTTTAGGCCACATACCTGGTGTATATAGTTCTGTCTTTTCAAGTTTAGCCGTCTCGGCTAAAGGTGTGGCCGATAGCGTAACGGATCACTTCGCTAAAGGGTCTGGCGAAGCGATGCGGCATGTCGGGGAGGAGACTTTAGCGATAGCTACCCTCACGACGCAGTACAGAATACACCGTACTGTGCTTGATGGCGACACAGAGGTACAGAATAAACACGCCTCGTCAGTCGATAGTGTAGCCGGAAAAGTCAAGGATTTAGCTGCCACGTATGATGAGGTTAATAAGGCACTTCAAGCGTATTCCGACAAATTATCAGACCAAGAACATAAACTTTCGCTATCCAAGGATTCGACCGAAGCGCTTCTAGCTGCTGCGAAAAAGGGGTTGTACGAATATGCTCTTGAGAAAGACGCTCAGGACCGCCTAAACGCCGTCACGGCGCAAACGATTACGTTAGACAGGGAGCATCGCACAGAGATAGAAGCGCTAACGGCCGCACACGACAAACTAATCAAACTAGGCAAGACCTCGGACGCCGCCTCTGTCAGCGAAATCATCAAACGTCAAAACGACGAATACGTTAAACAACGCGCCCATATTGCCGGGTTAGTCAATGATAAAATTACACTGGCCAATCGTGAGAGGATTCAGCTGGCCGTAGATAACGAGGAGAAGTCTCTCCTCGACCAACTAGCTATATCGCGCGCCAAAATTACAGACGCTGAAAACGGCAATACCGATGCCACTCGCAAATTAAACGCCGAAATCGCGGCAGAGAAAGACCGTCTAGCCTTATTGCCGCCAGTCATCCGGCTATATTTCGAAGGCTTGCGTGATTCGAACGTTGAAGCCATCAAGCTCTTAGACACAACGAAAGGCATAGCCGGTCTACGTCTTCAGGCGCAATTCGATGTCGCTGTTTCTAATATAGATTCGTCTCTCTCGTCCAATCTACAGCAGATAGAGGCCAAATATCTTGACTTCCTACGTTCTATCGGACTTGGCAGTATCGATGAAGGCACGCGTCTTCTCCAGGATTACGCTACTGCTCACAAGGTCACACTCGATAAGCTAACCGCCGATATAAAGGCAGCAATCGGTCAAATCGACGACGCTAGGACCGTAGCAAGATATCGCAACGCCGACAAAACCCCGTTCGATGTATACGTCGAGGAGCGTGCAAATATCGAGCGGCTAATGTCGGCTAGCGAAGACGAGGTACATCTAACTGTCTCTGCCGGTCAAGCTGCGATATTAAAACTCGAACAAGATCATTGGCACTCCGTTGTCAGTACATGGGCCGGCGCACTGCAAACGCTCGGCTCTGTCACGGGCGGATTCATTGCCAAGCTCGCTCAACTCGCTCAGATATTACAGAATTCCCAAAGTGTAAGCAGCGGTGTAAGCAGCGGTGTATCTCAGCTCGGCGGGTCGTCGGCACTATCTGGCGGTGCGGGCGCAATTGCCGGTGAAGTCTATCTAGTCTACGCAATCAAGGCATTCTTTGAGGCGCAATGGGAGGAGGAAGCGCGGCGTCAGTTCGGCACTGTTGGTGAATTCATCATCTCCAATATGCGCGAGCATATTACTCAGCTTGACGAGAACAGTGCACAGTCTATCCGCGCTATACGTCAAGTAATTGATAATTTCGCGGAAGCTATAGGCGGGACCGTTACTGATCTAGCTAAAATAGGAATCCAGGTACGCAACGACGGCAAGGCGTTCGCTGCGTATGTTGAGGATAAATTTCTCGGGTACTTTGCCAGTGCTGACGAGGCTATCAAGGCCGCTGTTACTGCCGCACTACAAGATCCTAAATCATCAATCCGCGGCCTGTCGGATCTCGTACGGCAAGGACTGGCCGGGTATAATAGCTCACCTGTCTCGACGCTAGACGATTTAGCGAAATTCCTGACTAAGCTCCGTGAGATATCTGATCTTGGCAAATTGCCGGATCAGATCCAGGTTAAAGCTACACTCGATCATCTAGCTAGTCTAACAGACGCACTATTACAAGTACGCGATGTTACTCCCGCTGTCGCACAAGGTTTCCTTGACCTCGCCGCCGCT